TTTTAAATGGCTTTTCTCCAGTACATTACGTGCTGGAGTTTTTTGTTTTAGAAAAAATGGTGTAGCGATTTGAATTTAGAAAAATCCGTATAGCCCACCAGAATTTTCAATTTCCGTAAAGTGGTATAGCGATTTCATATTTAGAAAAATTAATCCAGTTTTTTATATCCAGAATTTTGGAATAGTTTTTTCATTTCTAAAAAATTCGTCTAGTTTTTTCAGTTTCAAAAAAATCGTCTAGCGTTTTCAGTTTAGGAATTTTAGTCCAGCGTTTTGTATAGTGAAAAATTTGTATCCACAGAACCAAGAAAAAGCAAGGAAGATCAGTGCCATGTCATACTGGAATTGTAGGACATTATACCATGTCATATTGGAATTGTAGGACATGATGGGTCTGAAGAAGTACCAAAAAAATAAATATTATAAAATACTTGTTTAATTAAAAAATAGTTTTATACACGTGTACACGCGTTCATATTAATAGGAAGATTATTTATGTTAAGTTGTTGATATTCAGTAAAGAAGAAAATAAATGAAAATAAATGATTTTTTTTAATCTTTTTTGTGCAAAATATAAAAAGAATAGTTATATTTGTGAACCCCCAAACGAGGAAAAAAGGGTTAAAAATACGTAAAACACTGAAAATCAATAAGTTATGAAAACTACAAGTTTACACCTGAAAATCGAAATGAAGGACTCCGTCAAACCTTCTAAAATTTACGAACTATTAAGCGACGCAAAAAAATCAATCGTTTATAAGTCAATTTTAGAGACTATTAATAAGGACTTTTTTAAATTACCTTATGAAGTACAAAAGCTAAGTAAGAAAGCAAGAAGAAAGAAACAAAGTAATAATATAAACTAAAAAAAGAAAGAAGATGAAAACTAAAAACAGAGAATTAATTGACGCATTAGTAATTGAAATAAATAATACTTTAGGGTATGAATATATTGAAGCTAAAGGTAGGAACGTATATATTTATATCGACGAAGTAGCAACAGGTAATACTATTTTAAATAGTGCAACAAGTTCAAAAGAAGTAATTATCGCCTTAAGAAGTTTTAAAAGTGGTATTTATACCGAAAAAAGAAATTTATTGATAGAACCTTCGGAACGTGTCTTTATGATTGTAACAAGTAACGGTAAACAATTTTTTTGCTACTTAAAACAATTAAACTCGGTTTGTAGCGACTTAAATCAAGGTTATTACACTATATACCATTTTTGGAACAATAAACAGCAGAAAGTAACTAAGAAACATTTAAAAGAATTGTTTATAGCCCACAGAATAGAACAAAAGTTTTTTTATTAATCAAATTAATTTTAACACCATGGAAACTCAAAACATTACTTTATTTATTGAAAGCATAAATTTCAAGATAATACAACTGGAAAGAACAAACGAATTGCTAGAAATAAGACGTTATAAGCGTATTTTATCAATTTGTTGGGAAAACATATCAAAGAAATAATTTAACCTTTAAAACAAAAGAAAATGAAAAATACGATAGTAAATATCTCTCAAGCATTAGATTCTAATTATTCAACAAGTATAATCATTAAGCAGGGTTACACAGGACTTGTCAGAGTAACAGCTACAGCAAGGTTTAAGAAAGCCGATACAAATCCTTTTTTTAGTAAGTGGGTAACGTATAAGTACGCCGACAAAGTGTACAGAGAATTGTACGGGAAAAAATTAAGCGAATCAATTAATTTTCAATATTAATTAATTAGAATGAAAGCAAAAGACTTAATTAACCTACTGTTCAAAGTAGAAGAGAGCAAGGAAATACAGGAAAGTTTGTTTTATAACCAGTTCGGCATTATAGGATCATACTTTAAAGAATATTATTTTAATGAATATAAAGAAAAGATAACAGAAAGTTTGAAAGAATATTACAACAAAAAAAATATAAATGAAATAGATTCTATATTATTAATTGAATTGTTAGTGCTAGAATTTAATCTAAAAAGAAACGAAATAATTAATAACTATGAAAGAAGAATTAAAACAAACATTGATTGAATTACATAAATTAGCAATTGAATTGCAACAGTTTAATCCACAAGAAAGTAAAGGAGTACTATACGCTATTAATAAGATAGCAATAAATCATAATATAAGTATATGAATAGCATACAACAATTTACATTTATAGTGATAGGCGGAACTATTATAAAACTTATATACATTTTAATAACGAATATACATACATACTAACATGAATGGAATACAACAATTAACCGCCTTAATACTTTTATACATAGGCTATACACTAATAAAACTAACATTGATTAACTTAATATAATAACCATGAAAACATATACACTACCACAAATAAAAGATATCTATAATGATTATAGAAACAATTATCTAACAACTCAAAGAATAGCGGATGATTACGGAACTACTAAACAAACAATACAAAGAATGTTTAATAAAATTAATCTACATTATAGAGTAAATAGAACCACGATAATAGTTTATAAAGTAGTAAGCGAATCAACATTAGAATCAATTGAATACATACAAGTAAACAAACCAATTGAACTGATGAACGCAAAAGAATTAATACAAAATAAATATCCTAACCATATCATTAATAGATTAGGACAATAAAGACACAACAAACAACAACACAACCCTTTACATAATAGTAAGGGGTTTTTTTATGCCCAATAATTACAATCCAATAAAAAACACATAAAAAACATTACAAAAAACCATAGAATACATTTACACAAAACCAAAATAAACATTTGCACAAAAGCTAGAAAAACTAAGTTCACCCCATTTATTCAAAATAAATTCAAATGCAATTTAAAAAAACAACACCTTTTTGAGTCATCAAGCCATCACCAGGAGTAACAAATCAACCTAAACAACTGATAACCAACATAGTTAACAATTTACTTAATATCTAACTCGTTGAAAATCAGTGTACACCCCACCCCCTTGCTCATGGAAAATTCGTACTCACGTATATAGACATGGCTATAAAATTTCTGGAAAATATCATTTGTTAATTAAAAACTGCCTGAGAAATTTCTATTTTTTTATTAATGTAATTTAAAAACACGTGAAAAATTTTCTGGGAATTTTTTGCAAAGGAATTTAAACACTGGGTTACGCAAACACGAAGGACTCTAGTCCTGAGATAGCAGAACATTACAAACTGTTAAAGGTTGGGATATAGTTTCTCCAAGTTACCTGAATGGGCAGGAGTGTCAATCGTTGTCGTAAAACGACGTTTAAATGACGAAGTGAAGTTACAAGAAATAATTGACATTGTCAAGTGTTATATTATGTTTTGTTAAATTATTTATTATGCAAAAAAGATTATTTTTGTGTTGTTTTTAAATTAAGTGTTGTTTTTAAATATTTAAAAGTTATCTTTGTGATATAATTAAAAAGATAGAATTATGAGTTATGTAATGAAAGGAAAGGTTAAGGTAGTAGGTTCTACTTTACAGATTAGTGAGAAGTTCTCTAAGAGAGAGTTTGTAGTTGTTGATGATACTAATATGTATCCACAGGACATCATGTTTCAATTAACACAAGATAAGTGTAACCTTATTGATAGTTTGGTTATTGGTGATGAAGTAGAGGTTAGTTTCAATCTTAATGGTAGAGAATGGGTTAATCCTAAAGGCGAGAGTAAGTTCTTTAATACACTAGATGTATGGAAGATTAGTAAGATTGGTAGTAATGCTGTAAAGAATGCACAAGGACAAGGTTTTGAACCTAAAGCTAGTGTTATTGCAGAGGTAGTTTCTAATGATAGTTTATTACCATTTTAACTTGTAAGTTATGGAAAGTTTAAATAAGTATAGAATTGTAATGAATGATGGTGATGTTATCGTTTGTATTTCTCCAGTAGAAATTGGAAAGTTTGTTCAAGATATAATGAGTGAAGACCAGTTTGAAGATATGGGTGATTTCAGATGGGTTAATGATACAGATGATAATGATGTATTCTTACGTAGAGAAAATATTAATTATATAACCTCTTTAAAAAGTGATAATGGAAAAGATTAAGAAAGGTTTTAAAGTATTTATCGGTGTCTTATTGATGCCGATAATGTTTTCTGTATTTGTAGTAGATAGATTAGTAGTTGTACCATTCGTCTGGTTAAAGACTGAATCACTTATGCAATGGTTAAGAAAGAATGATATGATAGTAGAGAGTGTAATCAGAGTAATATTTGCTTTGGTTGTGTTGTTAATCTGTAAATGGATATTCTAGTGAAATATTCAAAGCGTGAACTATTCGCAATACGATGTAAGTTTCGTGAGAATAGAAAGGGAGTATTCAACTTCATCAGAAAGATTAAAAAACTAAAGAATTTTATTAAAGACGATTTAAACTAAAGAAAATGAGTGAAATCTGGAAAGATGTAGTCGGTTATGAAGGTTTATATCAAATAAGTAATCATGGAAAACTAAAAAGTGCAGATAGAACTATTAAATATCCAAGTGGATATAGCGACAGATTATTTAAAAGCAAAGAGTTATCTTTGAATGTTTCTAAGAACGGATATATATATTTTGATTTATATAGAAATCAAAAAAGAAAAAGATTCTTTTCTCACGTTTTAGTTATGATGTCTTTTGTTAGACCAAAACAAGGTGTTGAAGATATAAATCATATAAATGGAATAAAAACAGATAATAGAATAGATAACTTAGAGTATTGTTCTAGAAGTGAAAATATGATTCATGCTTTTAAAATTGGATTATGTGAAAAAACAAGAAACTCAGCTATTTTAAAAAATAAACAAAATAAATTATGAAAGAAGAAATATTACAGTGGGCGAATAACAAGAATTTGTTGAAATACGAAAATAGATTTAAGCAATATTCTAAACTACAAGAAGAAAGTAATGAATTGTTTGTGGCAATGTTAGATGATAATAAAGCTGAAATTATCGATGGCTTAGGCGACTGTGTAATCGTACTTACAATATTAGCTGAACAATTAGGGTTTGACTTAGCTACGTGTGTAGAGTGTGCTTATGACGAGATAAAAAATCGCACGGGAAAAACTTTGAACGGAAATTTTATTAAGGACTAATGAGAACGTATCAACATAAATCAAGTGGTGTAGTCTGTAAGTTTATAGGCTATACCTCTGATGGTTCGGTAGGATTAAGAATAGGAACTGATAGTCATTGTTTACCTATAAAAGATTTTGAATCATATTATAGAAAGTTTGACGTTAGATGTGGAGACTTATTAGAATCTGAAAACTTTGTAGTTAAATTCTACCACTTTTTAGGTGATGATTATGAAAGTTTCCTTGGTGAACTTGTAGAATGTAAAAGTGGTGGTAACATTGAAGGTATAGATACTTTCACAACTGAATTTTTTAGAACAATGAGTAAAGATAAAATAACTGAAAAACTAGATAGCCTTAACAACTTAGACCAAAAAGAGGATTATGACTTCGTTAATCCAGAACACTACAAACGTGGTAACATGGAAGTAATAGACATGATGAAACTTTTATGGGGTACAGAAGCGTTAATTCTGCATTGTGAAATGACGTCATTCAAATACAGAATGAGAGCAGGAACGAAACCAGACCAACCTATAGAACGTGAACTAGAGAAAGCCAAGTGGTATGACGAAAAAGCTAAAAAACTAAGAAATGAGTTACGCTAGAAAACAAAAAAGACAATTAAAGCGTGATTTTAAAGACCCAAAGAAACGCACTAAGATTGTTGAAATACATAATACTAAAGTTCGTAAACAACAAAAGAAAGATAAGAGGTTCGAGATAATCGTGACCTCTTTCTTCATGTTGGTACTAATAGTAACAATTGGATTGAAACTATGGAAGTTGATTTAAGTTTTGGTAGTTTTTCACTAGATGAATTGAACTTAGATATTCAATTAGATGCTTTAAACTTTGATTCATTCGACAATATGTTTGAACCACAAGAAGCACCTACAGAACAGCGTTCACACTTTATAGTAATATGTACTACGGAAGAACAAGATGAGGTAATTCGTGAAAAGTTTAACCTTGGATTGAAGACTAAATCTGGCAGAGGTAAATACGAAACGAATATTATTCAAGCAGAACAATTAATTGATTTATTCTAATGGAACAAAACGAAGAATCCGAACCTAAAAAACCTAAGGTTACAAGACCAAGAAAGAAAAAGGTAGAGCCAAGAGGTGTAAAAGCTGGTACTAAACGCGGTAAATACGTTATAAAGCCTAAAAAACGTGGCGATGAAGGACTTTCTTTCATTGAAAAAGTACAATTTAGAAACAAATACAGCGAAAAAGATGTAAAAGAAGCACTTTATCCACTAAAAGTACCTAAACCAGACGATGTAACTAAAAAAGATGAGCCTATAGAAGTTGAACAAACTGACGTACCTAAAAGAAACCTTGGCGGTAGACCTAAAGGCAGGTTAAACAGAAGTACAGTAGTTCGTGCTATTTTAGAAGCTACACGATGGGGAAAAGACCCTATTACAGGCATTGAGTCATATATTCCTATAGAATATCAAATGACACTTGCTATTTTACAGAAAGCACTAAAAGGTGATGTAAATGCCTATAAAGCATTAATGGATAATGCGTATAAACCACACGCACAAGAAGTTGAGAGTAAAAACGTAACAGTTGATATTAGCAATTTTTCAGAAGAAGATATTAAAGCACTATTAAATGATGACGACGATGACGAACCAGACTACTTTAGAGAACAAGAACTTGCCCTCGGAGAAGGAGCAGAAGACAGCAACGAAGGAAGAAGCGAGGAAAGCACTGGAATACCATCTTAGAGCCAAGTTAGGTAAAGATGATTTTTGGGAGTTTTGTAAATTCTATGATAAAGATTTCTTTCTTAAACGTAAATTCTTACAACGTGTCGCTAAAGCCTTCCAAAGAATCGAAGAAGGCAAGATTAACTCTTTATCCGTATCAGTGCCACCAAGGGGTGGAAAATCATATATAACAACTTTGTTTTGTGCTTGGACTTTAGGTAGGAATCCTTCTGAATCTGTAATGCGTAATACTTGTACTGGAACTCTATATCAAAAGTTCTCTTACGATGTACGTCAAGTGTTAAAATCAGAAAAGTTTAATTCAGTATTTCCAGAAGTAAGTATTTCCAATGATAAAGCAAACCTTAATGGTTGGAATACTAATAAATCTCGTCAAGTAGGTTACTTTGGTGCTGGTGTAGGTGGAACAATTATCGGTTTTGGTGCTACAAAACTTGCTATTACTGATGACTTGTATCGTGGTATTGAAGATGCGTTATCTGATGTTACCAATGATAGGGTTTTACAATGGAAAGAAGGTACTCACGACTCTCGTCTTGAACGAACGTGTGCTAAGATTGATATTGGTACAAGATGGTCGACAAATGATGTTATAGGCAAGAATTTTCAAGAAGGTAGTTATGATGAATCAATAGTTATTCCTGCTTTAGATGCCAATGAAGAAACTTTTTGTGCTGATGTAATGTCTACAGAGCAATATAAGATGATTCGTAAGAAAATCAATCCTGATATTTGGAGTGCAGAGTATATGCAAGAACCAGTCGATTTAAAAGGACGTTTATTTTCTAATCTACGAACTATTACTGAAGCAGACTTTAATCTTATTAAAGGTAGAAGTGCAGGAAGTATTGCTTATGTCGATGTATCAGACCAAGGAGCAGATTATACGGCTATGGCACTCGCTGTTATTATTGATGGAACAATTTATATTGCAGATTATTGTTTTAATAAAAATAATACCGATGTAACCATTCCTTTGATTGCAGAAAAGCTAAATAGATACCGAACTTCATATTGTCGTGTAGAAAGTAACGCAATGGGGGCGGTTTTCGCTAGAACACTTCAAAAACAGACTAGAACCAAGATTTTACAAGTGCATAACACACAAAATAAAATGACTCGTATAATTATGCAATCTGCAAGTATAAATAATGCCTTTGTCTTTGTAAAATACGAGAATAATAACGATTATCACCAATTTATGACTAATCTACTTTCTTTTAGTAAGGAAGGTAAAATGAAAAATGATGATGCACCCGATTGTCTTGCAGGATTGTCAATGTTAATTAAATCTTTGTTTAAAAGACTAGATATATAAAAAAAGAGTATATTTACACAGTTATTAGTGCTTTTCTTTCTTTTCTTTCGGTGCTAACTACTTTTGATTCTTTCTTTCAAACCCTCTCGCTGTTGATTCTGGCTTGAGGGTCTTTTTATATTTCAGATAACGCTTTCTGATACGCTAAGTATGCTTCGTATTCATTGTTAAAATAACCTAAATGAATTGTTTTATTATTTATTGCTATACTAGACCTCCATTTTTTAGTTGCCTTTACAAAACAAACTCCTTTATATTGACTTGAGTATTTACCTTGGGTTTTATAAGAATTATATCTATTAGTAACTACTTGTAAATTTTCAACTCTATTATCTAATTTATTATTATTAATATGGTCAACTACTAAACTAACGCCACATGGAATATGATTCAAAAAAGCCATTGCTACAAGTTGCTGACCAGTAAATACATTATATTTAGGCTTCATAGTCAATGTGTATTGCATGTAACCTTTAACACTTATGCTTCCTTTTATTATTTTTTCACTATTTTTTAAAATAGATTTTATATTACCTAAATTAGATACTTTATACCTTCCTTCATAGTTAGGTATGTCCTTCCAGATTTCATTCATGATTTTTTACGTTAAAATTATGCGTTAAAAAAGAAAGTGTGGAAGCCGTTAACGCTTCGGTGTTCAGCTAGCCAATTACCTCTAACCTATCCACACGTTGCAAATATACCTATTTATTAATTCCTTTCTTCAATCCGATAAAAAGTTTTTTCTCGTCATCGCTTAAAGTAATTCCTAATTCTCCTTGTATTTTAATCAATGCAGTAGTTCTGTAATCGATTGCTTGTGCTTCTTGAAGTATATCATTCTGTAGAACTGGTAAATGAGTATAATCACAAACTAATCTCAACCCTTCTTTATCTAATCCTAATTGTTCAGTAATGTTATTGTAAATTCTTTCAGATTCTGGAATGATAGTGGAAGTATAACATAATCTCTCACCATAATTCACGTTAGAGTAAGTCGAACCACTTTCGTTAGAGAAAATATAGTAGTTAAGACCAAAAGCATCTATAATAGCAAGTTTATCAGCTTTAAGTTCATCAAACAGCATTAAATCCTTAGTAGGATAAGACATTGGTGTCCATTTAACATCATTTTCAGAAATAATAATTTCGTCTTTAGAACGATTATACCAATCCTTACGTATTTGTTCTTTTTCTTCTGGACTCATTGGTAAAGCACCGCCTAAATCAGAGTTTGAGGCAGATAAGATACCAATAGCACCAATATTCTCTAAAAGTATGTTACGTTTATTGTATTGTGCCTTAATATTAGATAACGGAAACTTTAAAGATTCAATTCTTGATACAGAATCTAAAATATTAACACCATCCGTAGTTTGAATAATAACTACTTCTTCATTTAATAATGTTTCTGGTTTATCACCTTCATAGTTATAAGTATAATCTTTAATAAGACCACCTTTATCCATTTGTTTAAGAGTTCTACCAGAAGTATTGATTTGAACTTTATGTCTTGCAAGTGGAACAAATAAATTAACGATGCCAAAACTTCTTCTCGGAGCATAACACAATGCAGTAGAAAATAAACTATCATTTACAGAGATAGAATACATAACGTCTTGCCAAGTTTGCATTGGATTAGGATTCTTAATTAAATCAAGTACCCAATGTTTTTCAACTTCCGTTCCGTCCTCTTTTACAAGCCTTGGTCGACCTTGTGAGAGCATTTGAGCCTTCTTATCAATCACGGTTCTAAGTTCTGGTATTTCAACGTATGCTTGAAATGGTTTTTCAGTATTCATCCAGATTGGAACTTTCTTACCATAGAAGTCATGTTGATATGCTCTATTAGTATCTAATAAGGTATTTATTTCCCTAAGTTGATTATTATTTATAGGCGTTCCAAAAAAAGCGTTCCAAAAAGAAGGGTTACTCATAATAATTTTTTTACATTTGTACAACAAATTTAAGTAAATATGAATAATAAACTTAATTCTACCTATAAAATTAAATCACATTCTTTAGAAATTAAGGATGTTGATAGTAAATCACGTAAGGTAGCAATGTATTTAGCACATTTTGGGAATATTGATTCCGACCAAGATATGATTGTAAAAGGTGCTTTTTCTAAGTCTTTACAAGAAAGAGGTTGTGAATCTTCTTCAAATAGAAAAATTGCTTTCCTAAGACACCATGATTGGAAAATGCAAATAGGAAAGTTCGTTGAACTTAAAGAAGACGAAAATGGATTATATGCCGTAGGTGAACTTGGAAGTTCTACTTTAGGTAATGATGCTTTATGTGATTACCAAGATGGAATTATTCGCGAGCATTCTATCGGTTTTAAATATCTAGCCGATAAGATTAAGTGGATTGAAGACGAAACTAAAGATGGTGGTGGATATTACTTAGTTTCAGAGGTAGCACTTTGGGAAGGTTCAGCAGTAACTTTTGGTGCTAATGAAATGACTCCAGTATTAGAAGTTGGTAAATCAGAAGAAAAAACTAAGATTATCACTACTATCACAAAAGAAATGGACACTATCGTTAAAGCGTTAGGAAATGGAAGTCGTACAGATGATAGTTTATATTCACTTGAAATGCGACATAAGTTCTTGACTTCTCAATTATCAGAAATTGCAAGTATGAATGTAGAAGCATTAGACGTTAAAAAAATAATCGAGCCTACTCCAGAAGAAAAATCTTTTGATTGGAGTAAAGTAATGACTAATATAAAATAATCATGGAAAAAGTAAAACGCACTACTAAAGAAGCAAAAGTTGTTGTAAACAATAAATTTGAACACCACGAATTAGTAAAGTTTTCATTTAATAACAAAGCACCATATCATCACGAAGGTGTTGTTGAAGTTATTTCTGGTGAACACGCAAATATTTTTTTAGAGCAAGGTTATGGGGTTGTTTGTAACGATTAGTGATTTTACTGGAAAGTTTGCACTTTCTACTGGAATGTATGCGAATACTAATATACAATCTTATATAGATAGGTATGAAGATATATATTTAACTGAATTGTTAGGTGTAAAACTTTACAACTTGTTTATAGCAGATTTAGTTAGCAATGTTCCAGTTACAGCAAAGTACACTAAGATATTTAATGCTTTTAAGGAAGAATTAGATATTCGACTTATCATTTCGAAGGGAATGAAAGATATGCTCGTAGGATTCATCTATTTTGAATACATGAAGGATTCTATTACTCAAACTACACCTATTGGAGTTGTAAAACAACAATCTGAAAATTCTACACCTATTTCTGCACATTCGCCAATCTATTTACGCTACAATGAATCTGTAAAGACTTATCGTGCGATTCAAGATTACATTATGCAGAATTTAAGTACATATCCGTTATTTAGAGGTTACACAAAACAATATGCTTATTGGCTATGAGAGATGTTAGCGTTTTATTAGAAGAAATAGTTGATAAAATTGATGCTACTATTAGTGTATCTTCTTATTCTAATAAAAGATTCTATACGTGTAATACAAAATGGATTCGTGTAGGTAAAATAGTTTTTGGTAAAACAGCAGGAAATGTAGACACTACCTCCGTTGTTACCTCGGTAGTAAAGGACACTTATTTTGAAATAGAAAGTGCTACACTCGTGAAATCAGTACGTTGTCCTTTGCCATTTCCGATTACTGGAACTAAGCTGGCTACTAATATAGAATGGAGTAAAGCAGATATAAATTTGCTTAATAAAACTCCATTGATTTGGTTGTTAGAAAATCACGACGAAAAATTATATGGGATTGATAGTTCTATTGAACGTGAAATGTCATGGACTATTTTATTTCTTGACGAAACAAATATTGAGCAGTATTATACTAAAGACCATAGATTACAAGTTACCGAACCAATGATTGCTTTAGAGGAAGAATTTGAGAAAGTAATAAATAATTTTGCACTTTATAAGCGATTAGGTACTTTTAATAGAAAAGTTTTTAGTAGATTTGGTACTGAAACAGAAAATGGTATGTATAAAAACATACTTGATGCTAATTTAAGTGGTATTATTATTACCTATACTGTTTCAAAATATAAAGATGCTTGTAAATGTTAGTTTAAAAGCGTTAGAGTCGAGAAAATCACTCTACACAACGAAAACCCAACGTAGCGTAGAATGAATTATTGTAAACTTTAACCTAAAAACAAACAAAAAATGGAAATGACTCCAGAACAAGTAATTGAGAAAGTAAACTCAATTGTCGCTGAAAAAACAGCAAATTCCGTTTCTAAAACAGACTTAGAAGCGTTGAAAAATCAATTAACAGACTTAGAAGGTAAATCTGACAACTCCGAAGTTAAATCTGCAATTGCAAAATTGGAAGGTTTAGTAGAAGGAATGAAAGAAGAAAAAACTTCTAAAAATGTTAGTTTGAAATCTATCGGACAAGCTATCGCTGATGCTTATTCTGATTCTATCGACAAAATCAAAGACATCGCTGAAAAAGGTGGTTTAATGAACCTTGATGTGAAAGCAGTAGGTACAATGTCAATCACGAACAACTACTCTGGTGGTACAGTTGCTTTATCGCAATTAGAAGCTGGTGTTACTCGTATTGCACGTAGAATGCCTTTCTTGCGTTCTTTAGTTAATGCTTCTGGCACAACTTCTAAGTATATCACTTACATTCAGTCTAGCGGACAAGAAGGTGGTGCTGATATGACAGCAGAGGGTGCTTTAAAATCACAAGCTGACTTCAATGTAGTTGAAACTTCTGTAGCAGTTAAGAAAGTTACTGCATGGATTAAAGTTTCTAAAGAAATGATTGCTGATTTACCATTCATGCGTAATGAGATTAACAATGAGTTGATGGAAATCGTTGAATTGAAATTAGATTCTCAAATTCTTTCTGGTGATGGTTCTGGAGATAACTTAACTGGTATCTTACAAAATGCTGTTGCTTGGGCGGCTGGTAACTTTGCTTTAGCTTATGTTTTACCTAATGAGTTTGATGTATTATCTGTAGCAATCGCACAAATCCAAACTGGATTGTTTAATGCTAACTATATTGTTCTTCACCCAGAGGATGCAGTTAAAATGCAATTGAACAAAACAAGTACTGGTGAATACACTTATGCAATGCAATATGTTGATGCTAACGGAGTTACTAGAGTTAAAGGTATTCCAGTTATCGAAAATGTTGGTATGACAGCAGGAACTTTCTTAGTTGGTGACTTTACTAAATCTAACTTACGTATTCGTGAAGACTTGAATATTCAAGTTGGTTATGTAAATGATGACTTCACTAAAAACTTAATGACAATATTGTGTGAAGCACGTGCGGTTCATTATGTGAAATCTAATCACTACAATGCTTTTGTTAAGGGAACATTCTCTACTGCAAAAACTGCATTATTAAAACCATAATTTGAATGGGGAGGGTAACTCCCCTTCTTTTCTTTAATCTTTAAAACAAAAAAATATGTCATTAGGATGTAAATGTGATTCTGGATTATCAAATACTGGTAAACCAAACTGCGTAACGATTCAATCCGTTACCTCAAAACTTATTTTAGTACCATTGAAAGATGCTACTGGAACAAAAAACTTCTTAGACCTTACAGCGTCTTTTACAGAAGCTACTTTTACCGCACTCGCTAATCAAGCTGATGCTACTAAAAGATGGTTCACACTTCCACAATTTGAAAATGTTGAGTTAGCTAAAGCTGATTCTACTTTCGAGGAAGCACCATCTGGACGTAAAGTATTTATCAAACAAGGTAAACGCTCTTTTGCAGGTCAATTATGGAATGAAACACCACAATTATTAGGTAAAATTCAAAACAATAGATGTGTTGATTTTGGTGTTTATATTGTTGACGTTAACGGAAACTTAGTTGGTTCTAAAGTTGGTGATAAATTATATCCAATTCCAGTAGATAACGAATCTTTTGAAGCGAAATTAATGTTTGCTACAGATTCAGCTACTCAAAAAATCATGGTAGGATTTGACTTCTACAGATTGTTTGACGAGTCTACAATGTGGTTATTAACTCCAAACGATACAACTGACTTGTATGACTTCAATAACCTTGAAGGTTTATTAGATGTAAATGTTGCTATCTCTGGTATTACAACTACTGGTGCAGTTGCTACTTTAACATTGGATTATGGTACGGCTAAAAACCCAATTAAAGTTAAAGGATTAGTTGCTTCTGACTTCTTGTTATATAACACTACGACAAGTACAACTGTAACTAAAACTGTTACTGAAACAGCAGATGGTGTATATGCTTTTGTTTATACAGCAATTACTGGTTCAACTGACGTAATTAAATTGTCTTTAGCGAAAAGCGGTTATGTTGGAAGTAAAACCTATATTGATGCTTAATCTTTAATTAGATTCTTTTTAAGAGGAGGTACATTAATTTGTACCTCTTTTTTTTTACCTT